GGACTGTCTTCCGATGAGACCACACCGTCCGGAATTTTACCGGAGTAACGTCTTTGCCGTTAAACGCATCGACGCCACAGGATTCACGAAAGAATCCACGGATACAACACTTATCCTGGTTGAACTTTAGTCCAACTTGAGGGAAGTACTGTAGTAGCAGGGCATAGTCTTCGCCCTTACATATGATGTCATCGCCATACACGTATACACGGCCCACGCATTGCTGCATGGGTACCGCATAATGTGCACTGAGCACTGCCAGTGCTAGAACATAGAAGCACAACGCTTCAATGGGGAAACAGCAAGCTGATCCCATTGGCGCGAACTTCTTCAATCCTAACACCTCACCCGAAGGGAGCATCGTAGCGGCCGAACGACAAGACAATAAAGCCTTGTATAAGTCGGTCCCGTCGAAAATATTCTCGACGAGAGACAGAGAAACTCTGTCCGATGCATCCTTCATATCCAGTGTGACCCAGCATCGCGACGGGTCTTCCTCGTTAGAGGTCGATCCCAACAATGCTAGCCATTGATTGACAGACTGATCCGTGAAATTCACGAAGCCTGCCGTCAGTGGGTGTCCTTCAAGGAATGCCATTAATTTTCTGGCAAGACCCTGTTGGATCCACTGAAGTTCCAATGGTTCACAACTGATTAGTCGAGGTCCACGCGAGTCTTTCGGGACAAGCACCACTTTAGCGGTGCCATGTTCCACAAGCTCACGAGTTTGGATCCAATCAAGGCAGTCGGCAACATGTGTCTGAGAGTATACAAAATACTCAGTAAACGGATAATAGCGTTCAAGAGATCGGTAAATCCTTTTAAATTCACCTTTCTCTGATTGCGTTTCACCCGTCGACACTGCGCCTGGCCCATGACCCGGTTTAATTTCCCGGGGATTGAATGACGCGAAGAGTTTGGACGCGAACGTCCTTGCTTTTCGCACGATGGGGTCTTTCCGGAAGCATGCTTCCGGGAGGGACCTATCGGTCTCGATGAATCCATAGATTACTTTTAGTTCATCTATGAGTTCGTAGGGTAACTCCAGTTTGTACATTGCGTACAAGAACTGGCGGAGTGCCTTGATCGTCTC